ATGTTTGCGGCTGTACCCCCAGAGGAGTACGTCGTATAGCTAGTAGAGTTGATATTGTTACCGTTCACATCAGTCAATTGAAACGTATTAGCCGCCGCACCCGCCACAATAAAAAAGCGGTCGTTGACCTCTGTCATCCCAACGACACCAGTGATGTACACTTCCTGCCCATTCGTATACCCGTGGCTGGCGGACGTAACTACTGCCGGATTGGCTTTAGTGATACCCGTAATCGTCTTGGTGGTTGAGTTTAAAATTATGCCTTCGTCTTTATAAAAACGAAATTTTTGGTCTGTAACCTCTACTAGATACGCTTGACTATCGCTAAATTGAAACTCAATAAAACGGGCATACCGATTTAATCGGGTGTGATGGACGTACCGTGTCCCTGGTCTAAAAATCGCTGGACCTTTGGGGTCGCACAAAAAGTTTTGCATAAAGCTCAGGGCTTTAGCATACAGAGGTATATCAGTACGAGACGTTAAGCCTGGAGCGGCTTCGCCACCTACAAAATTAACTTGTTCTTTATTTACCAGGGTCATATTTCGTCGCTCGGGTAGTATCGGTTGTCATAGCGCAAACCGCCACTAGACACACGGTCGGCTAACATACGGCTGCGCTCAACACGAATTGGGGGACGCTCCTGGCCGTCAACACCTATCGCCGCAGGCAATTCGATACCTAATAGCTGCGATAGCTCATCGCGTAACGACTTACGTTTAGAGAACTTGTACGACATGTTTATCGCTAGCTTTAGCGACAAGCACGTTATGAACGAGGGGTCCATCTCGGGAACATCAGTGAAATCAAACACGTAGCGGACAGGCACCGTAGACGCGCCTTCATTATCCAGCTCCACGCACCGCGCATTGCTTATGTAACTGAACTGATATTTCCGAATGGGGTTGTAAACATCTTCGCCCAGCGAGCATAACCGCACAAAATCAGTCGGTATTGTGTACGCATCAGCGTAGTACGACCCCGCTGCGGCTCGCGCAAACGTGGCGTATTTTGTTGCAAAGTTCCAAACAAACTCGCGCAAAAGCGCCTTGCGAGTGACGTGATACCACCTTGCGCATACCCGTTCCGGGTCCGTTGTCGGGGAATCTATACTGCTTATGTACTCCTGGCTTAGATGGTCTAACGCCAGATTGCAAATGTCTACGTCGGTCTGCGGAATGGTTGCCGTCACTGCTTTTCGCCTCAATAACTAAGGGAGAGCCGGATAAAACGACTCTCCCCAGCATACCATATTCGGCTTTACGCGCTACGGAAAGGCGAATTTGGCGATAACTACGATACGGTCAGCCTCGGCCAAGTCAGCCACAGATTTCAGACCAATATCGTAATGGCTTTTCTTACTCGTAATAGTTTCCCCGGCAAGCTCCCAGAGGCTCTTACCGTAGTTATCACGGGTAATGTTGCCCATACCGTTACCGATGCCCGACAACGCGGTGGCAAACGTAACCGCCGAAGACAAGTCCAAGGCGCTAGCTAGCACCTCAGAGCCCACTTCAGGGTTGCCTGCGCCCACTTGGTACAAGCACACGTCCACGTCGCTCATCGAAGTCACGCCGTCGGTAGCGATACCAATCATCAAAGGTACTGCGGACGATGGAATGCCCTTGAACACACGGTAGATGGAGCCTGCGTCATCAGCGGCAACGGTCTCAAAAGACGCCACTAGCTGAACGACACGGGTGCCTTGGGCCGATAGACCGCCGGTTAAGCGACCGTTTCGGATGTTAGTGTCAATGTAATCGTTGAATACTGCCATATCGATGGCTCCTAAAGGTTAATGCGGCTACACACAGGGCGAGTCATTAGTCGGTCGTGGTGACTTTCTGAATCAACTTGCCCTCGGTACGGACCGCACCCAGGACGCCCGTGATTTGAATTTGAGTAGTGTCGTAGATGTCGTTACGGGGCTGAACTTTGACACGCCATTGACGAGCCACCGCCACCTGAATGGCGTTTTCAGCCATACAGAACGTGGTGCGCACACCGCCAGATACAGGCAACACAGAGGTCGCGCCACCTGCGCCGTTTGCGGCAAAACGTACAAGCTCGATACCGTTGGCCATAGTAATGTAGCCTTTATCGACCACATACTGCCGCGAGTAGTCGCCAGAAGTCAGCTCCATTTCCGACATCAAATCGGTATGTTCATCGCCCGTGATACCCATCACGAAACGAACGTCCATATCGTTTCCGACTTCGTTGTCGATGAAGTTTTGACAGATTTCTAGCAATTTCTCGTAGGTTAAACCAGCGGTAGCGTCTACGGTCAAACCGCCGTCGTTAGCAAAAGTAACACTGGTAGTGAAGTCTTCACCAGTGACTACATCAGCAAACATGGCAGATACGACCACTTTATCGAATTTACGCATAGCGGCGTAAGCCAGGGCGTCAGCGTAATCAGACGAGGGGTCGTTTAACCGCTCTTCAATGTCGGTGTCGTCAATCGGCAAGGTAGCGCCGAAACGCGCCTTGGTGATTTTCCGACGCCAGTGTTCGATCTCCGTGAACTCAACAGGCGCGTAGCGTCCGTTCAATTCTTCCAGTTCAACGGTGCCGAGTCCGTCGTAAGCCATGGCCTTCCCCTTCATAGGGACGACTTTGACATACGGGCGAAGACGTGAAGTCTTTTGCTGTAAACGGACGTGGAAATCGTTATTAAACTGGATAATCGCGTTTTCAGAAATGGAGCTATTTAAAGGCATACCGAATACCTCGGGCTTTCAAAGCTAACACAAGAGGCGGTACTCGGTACGCTACCCGTTCAGACGGACGACTGACAGTACGCAGAAAAGCTACCGTGGACACCTTATATACAGATGCTACCCACTAATCTCGAAATTATACCGAAATTCAGCCTTTTTGCAACCGGGCTATATCCGAACTAAGGGCTTTAACCTTGTCTCGAATGACGGTATGATCGTTAGCCATTTGGTCCCGATACCCTGGTTTCAGCATCAAATCGCGCATTTCAGCTTCTAAATCAGAAACGGTACGGGCGCCCTGGTTTGGCGAGTGTTTGGTACTGAACCCATCTTCTTTCAGGTACGTTTTGTGGACATTCACGCCCAGCTCGGCGATAGCTAATAGCGCTTCAGCGGGCATTTTATCAGTGGGCAGTTCGCGTAAAATTTGAGTTAGACGGTCGGACCCGTGTTTGTCCAAAAACTCGCGACCAAACTGCATAGCTTTATCGCGGTCGCCACCAAAATACCGGCTGGACACCTCATCAAAATGCCTATCCACCTCAGCAAATTGAGCCGCTTTGGCCGCTTCCATGCCCTCGAAAATAGGCACCATCGCTGAATCATGGCTTTTAGCAAGTATTCGCGCCTGCTCTTTAGTCAACCCGGCTTCGTGGAACGCGCTCTTCATTTGATTTAGGTACGTTTCGTCACGACTGCCGTTAATTTGATTAGCTAACTCTGCCTTTTCAGGGCCTAAATCTAATAACGGAAGCTCATAATCATCAGGCGTGGATGGCCTAGCAGCTTTATAGAACTCGTCCCATTGCTCTTTTGGCGCGTCTGGACTAGGAAGGGTCACCCCACGCTCGCCGAGTTTTTTCTGAAGCCCATCGAACTGCACGAATAACTGTTCTAAAGGCTTTTCATGCTTGGCTAACTCTTGAATATAGGGCTTTTCGCGAAATGTCTCAGGCACCATATCGCTAAACTTAAGCGGCGCTGGCGCCTCGGGTTCAACGGCTGGCGTTTCCTGCGGCACACTTGTTTCGGTCACTTCCGGTTCGGCTGCTCCGCCGTCCCCTTCGCCACCGTTATCCGGTCGCATCCGCATCGTCGTCTGAATCAGCATACTGGTCTACCCTTTCGGATTCAATCTTATTGCGTAACTCGGGCGTTAATAAGGCACGAAGCTGTAAGTATACGCCCCGTCGCGCTTCGTTGTTAATCATAGCATCTGTTGCAACAGATGTTTCAGTAGCGTTCCACACCACTGCCGCCTGCTTATACCCAAGCTCGTCCATTAAATACCTAAACAACGTCTCGCCCGCAGGTGTTTTAGCCACCTTACGCGCTGCGCGTTCAGCATCCGAAAGCCGTTTTGTTTTCTGGATTATATGAGGCGCTTTTAACGTTCGTTTGTCAACCATTACGCTGCTTGGCCACCGCTCATTGACGACACTGCTTGACCTACGTTACGAGCTGTTTCTGACCCGGAACGCGCTGCTTCTAACTGCATTTGCGCCTCGGCTAACTGCTGGCGTTGTTGGCGAATCTTACGGATGGTCTCGCTAGAATTAATGGCTTCGCGGGCTGCCCCACCAAGCTCTTGAATACGCCGTAAGGCCCAGTCCACATCGATCACATCGAGCGATTCTGGCTTGACCCCTGACAGTTCAATCGCAGTTTGCAGCAGCATGTTAGTACCATCCACCTCCTCGGCCTGCATAATGCGGGTGGCGGGGGATATGAACTCAATACGGTACACTTCTTGCCCAGACACCATACGACGCACTACGGCCTCTGGAATGTACCGGGGGATGATACCCCGAGCCAAAAACTCCTGTTCTTGAGTAGAGTCTGGTATTACGCCTAAAAACCCACGGCGGCGCAGTTTGGCAAACGTGGTATCAATAATAGGCACAAACAGCTCGGCCATCTGCCGCGAGTAAACAGGATTTAATGTCTGGCCCCGCAGCCCATTACGGATGTTTGCTTCGCCCAGGGTCATGCGCTGTTCATTGTTTAAATCGAGCAACCGGTCTTGGAAAAAATGGTTTTTAATGACTTCGGCCAGCTCAGTACGTCGTTCAGCGGTCCACCGCAAGTCACCTACCAGCCACAATGGCTCGATAGGCTTGTGGCCTGTGGATATACGACCGTTGACATTAATGACATTTAGCCCACGGGCGCTGGTGTCGATAGTACCCCCGCCCATTGTACCGTCATCATAAACAGCAAGCGGCGGGTCGAGCATTTTCTCAACTGCGATAAGCCACGCTTGGCCTAACGAGTTGGCTTCGAGAATCGACGGCAACGCATTCATCGCGGGACTGCGCCCGTATTTCTCGCCCATGGCCTTGTAAAAACGAGTTACAGCCACAGGCAGCTCAAGAAAGCCCGATTCTTTTAAAATCTTTTCGGTCTCTTCATCAATGTGGATTGACGCATACGGCATGTCTTGAACGCCAAAACCAGCGGCATCGCGCTCGAAACGGGGCTCTATGGCTTGTAAGACTTTGATTTTTGTTTTGCAGTCATTATTGTCAAAGGCTTTTTGCCATTTCGACGAAACATTCTCGTAACCGTACTTTTCCACCAATTGCCTGACGGAATACTCATTTTCCAGGTAAATCGTATCGACAAACCCGTTAGCGCCTTCGTCGATGTAGAGCATTTTAGCATCGACTGCACGGTAGGCCAGAGGGACTTCAAAGTCATCTTCTTGGTCCTCTATCTTGATACCGCTTGTACCGAACGACCCTTGGTCGAGCATGTACTCTTCAAGCGCCGTGACAAACCCCGATTTAGGGTTGTCCATAAACGTCGCCATTTGCTTGGTTACAAACTGGTAGTAATCCTTAACTTCTTCGGTTTCTTCGCCCAGTTCCTCTTCCATACCAAACGGTATAGATATACGGAACGTTTTAGCCCCATTGGGCCATAAGGCGCCGATAAGGGACGCCGCCATTAAAGCGTTGGCGTTGGCTGCGGTGTCGTCAAAAACCTGGTCAGTTTGGGGTTGGCCTTGGGTTATGTTAGTCGTAAAGCCCTGTTTGCGGTGGTGGACGTACTCGGCGCACAATTGAAACAGCGGAAGCCAGTTTTGCTTCTCCGCTTTCATTTCTTTAAAACGGTCTAGTATGCGACGTGCGCGGTTCACCCGAGCCATTAGTACGCTCCTAAAAAGGTTCCGCGTGCCGTCGCGTCATTGCCAAGCATCGTTGTGGACGACCCTGACACAGGCATATCTAAGTACCCACCTACCGTTTTACGTTTAGGCGTTACGGGTTGTTGTTTAACAATTAAGGGCTGTTGTTGGCGTGCTTGCGCAGCCGGTGCTGGTCCACCCATGGCGTCAATTCCCTAATAACGAACTTCGGGCTGTACTGGCTGTTGATAGCACCCCCTGTGGCGTCTGCGATATGCCGTACAAACGTTTTGCCGTAGACATTTCGTCTTCCGTAGCAGAAGGTATTTGGGGTGTACTTTGGTCTTCTAAAGCAGACGCCGCTGCTGCGGCTCTATGCTTATCCCCTTGCCGTTTTTCATAAATCGCGCCGCCAAGGGCTCCGCCAAGTCCCCAAGACAAAGCGCGTCCCCAATTGAACTTGCCTTTACCTAAAGATCCTGCAATTAGCGCCCCTGGCAGACCCATGAGTCACAACCTTCGTAATTCGCTTATGCGTTTAAACCCAGTTGCCGTCTTCGGAAAATCATCGTCATCATAATCGTCTGTCTGGAACGCTTTAGCAGCGCGGCGATTAGTGGCGTGTATCTCTGACGGGCTACGTTTGAACGCTTTAGTAATACGGCTGGTTTGATTATACGTACTTCTGACAGGTTGGGCAAATGTGAGCATCAAAGCGTCAATCAGGTCAGGGGATTTGCCATATGTCTCTTTAATCTTGTCTTTAGGCACTAACTGCTTGCGCCCATTGCTTTGTTGTTTGAAATCGGGAATGACCCCAAATTCAACTTCTAATTCATCGTCGTCTGGAATCCGCGCCCCGAAGTCATCTTCGACCCAATCCTTAAGTAACCCTGCCATTTCAGCCCGTTTGTTTGAATACACACGGTCGTCTATAGGGGCCATGCCGAAGTGGATGCCCATTACGACATCTCTGTACCCCAGTTCGTGAAGACGGTCTACGGCCCCGCGACCCTCAGCAACGTCAATAAAGACTTTAGCTACCTTGTGCTTGTCGATACGCGCTGCAATCTTACCAACCATGTCCATTTGGCTGCACTGCATAAACACCTCTTTACGCAGGCAATGGCGCCCTTGACGCCACATAAGGACGTTTCTGTCGTGTATAGGGGCTAAATCAGCCCCGATGATGATAGGCATGTGAGGGTCAGTAAGGCGCGACTTTCTGGCAGCAGCTACCTTGTCAGGGTCAAATAAGACTTCCCCAGACGACTGGAACGCCTCTTTGACGGTACACGGGTACTCTTGCTTAAACTTGCGCTCACCGAAGCCTTCTTTTTTAAACTCATCAATTTTATTACGCCGCCATTGTATCTGCAGGTCGTCTAGCCCGTACATCTGCTGCAACTGATGCTCTTCATCAGTCAGCGTAAACCCTGGCTTTAATGGGGAGCGGTACTCGTCTTGCCAGAACCACGGAATAAAAACAAGCTCAT